TCCATAGAATATGATGAAGATTTTAAAGATGTAACAAAAGGTGTAGATGGAGCTAGAAGTGTTAATCAGCATAATAATTATGATGCTGTCATAAAATTTAAAATTCTACAAAACTCGCCATTAAATTTAGTTTTTAAACAAATGGCATTAACAGAGGGGAAAAAAGGGGAATTTCCAGTAACTATTATTAACAAAGGTTTAGATGGAACAATGGGTGGTTTTTCCCCTAAAGCTTTTTTCAAAAAAATACCTAATTTAGAAGTAGCAACAGATGCTAAAGGTGTTGAATGGGAAGTATATTGTATTAATTATAAAATGGCTTAATAGGGTAGTTTTTTAACTACTCTATTTTGGGAGGTATAAATGGAAAAGAAAGTTATAAGAGTAAATAATTATGATGTTACAGTTATGGAGCAACCAGCAAGTTATGTTTTAAAATTAGAGAGAGAAATTGGGAGAACTCGTATAGTTGACTATACTAAAGAGATTTTAAAATATCCGAGCGGTGTTAATGAAAGTTTGGAAAATATAATTGGGATCCCTGAAAGCATAAAATACCAAGACTTAGAGTTAAAGCTAGATGATAGAGGGCTTTATACAATGGAAAAACTATTCATAGCAGGACTTGAAAACGTTGTATTTACTGGAGAAACATTTCTAAAACTGTTAAATAAAAACATTGATGATTATAAATACCAAGAGATAGAAAAAATAGGTCTTGAAGTATGGGAGCAAGTTAAGAATATAGCCTTTTGTGGTCTAGTTGTAGATACATTTCGTAGAATGTAATCTAAATTACAATTATGAAAGTATCGAGAATATGATAACAATGTACGGTTATTTCATTAAAGATTTTGAAAGAGCAGAAAAGTATACAATTAAACAACTTGAAACATACATAAATAGAATTATTAGAATGAGGGAGGTGGAATAGATTGAGTACAGGTATTTTAAAATTTAGCATAGATACTTACTTGAATTCAAAAGGTTTTAAAGATTTTAAAAGTAATTTAAAAGAATCTATGAATTTAAGCCAAAGATTTAAAAGTATTACAGGAAGTGCATTAGGACAGTTAGCTATTGGATACTTTACTATAAGTGGACTTGTTGGGGAGTATAACAAAGCGGTTGAAGCTAGTAATTATCAAATAGAACAAGAATCTAAGTTATATAACACCTTAAGAACTCAAAAGTTTAGAGATGAACAAATAAAATCAATAGTAGATTTAACTGGGAGTTTGCAAGGTCTAGGAGTTGTAGGAGATGAGGTAACTCTTGCAGGGGCTCAACAATTAGCAACGTATAGATTGCAAGAAGACAGTATTAAAAAGTTATTACCATCTATGCAAGACTTGATTGTTAAAGAAAACGGGTTAATTGGAACTGGGCAAGATATGGAAGGTATAGCAAAAATGTTTGCTAGGTCGATGAATGGACAAACAATGGCTCTTAAAAGAAGTGGGATCATACTAAGTGAAAGAGAAGAACAGTTACTAAAAGTAGGAACAGAAGAGCAAAAAGTTGCTTTACTTACAGAAGCAGTTAGAAGAAGTATAGGAGAGCAAAACAAAGAGATGTTAAAAACTCCTGAGGGTAAGATAACATCTGCTAAAAACAGAATCGGTGATTTATATGAAACTTGGGGAATGTCTGTAAGAGAAACAAGAGCGAAGTTTTGGGAGTTTGTCGCAGATAATGCTGAAGGATTGCAAGACATAGTTAATAGAGTTTTTAAAGCTGGAGCAAGTTTTGTTGATACATTCTTAGGAGTATTTAGAGATATAAAAAAAGGTTTTAATGCCTTGCCTGATAGTGCAAAAAATGCTTTTAAAATTATAGGTGCTGTAGCTTTAGCTACTCAATTTCCACTTATTGCATTAGTTTTTGCTATTGAAGATGTATTCGGAGCTTTTCAAGGTAAAGAAAGTTTTACAGAGGATGCTATTAATGCACTGTTAAAGTTTACAAGATTTGATTATCGTTTTGCAGATTTAAGAAAAGGAGTGTCTGACTTTTGGGACTTATGGACTAAAGGAGCAGATAGTGGAATTGAAAAGATTAATCTCACAACTAAAATTCTAAGTGATTTACTAGATATTTTAAAAGGTGGGGCAGGCTTATTACAAATGCTATGGGGCGGAACAATGGGACTTTACGTAGATGGTGGAAAAAACTTTTATAGAGCATTGCAAGGAGATTTTGAGAGCATTAATTGGGATAATTCTTATGGAAATATAAAATCTGGGTTTAATAAAATAACTACCTCTGGTAAAAATATGTTAAAAACTGATGATATGTACAGTTCTTTCAAATTAGATGAAGCTAACAAAAAGATGCAAGAACAAGTTAAACTTGAAAACTATATAAATGTAAATCGTGGAGTTAAAGGAGTTCCTTTAAATGATGATTACGCTATTGATTTAAGGAATTTTAATAAAAATTTATCTAATTTTAAAGGGCCTAAAAATGTAAATACTAAGACAGTATCAGAAACTAATAATATTAGTAATGGTTGGGATAGATTATATGGAGCTTGGCAACATATGAATGATACTCACGCAATGTATCAATCTTATGATTTAGAACAACAAGAAAAGAAAATGAAACAAAAATCAGAAAGCGATAATTATAAAAGACTTAATCAAAACAAAGTTGGATATCCTGTAGCCAATGAATTTATTGTTCCTGGAAGTCAACCATTGTTTGCTGGACAAAATAAGGCTAATAACAATGCAAATACTATAGCTTTACCTAATGATTTAACTGTAGCTTTAAATAAGTTATCAAAAATGCAAGAGACAAAAAAGCTAGATACTAAGACAGTTACAGAAACTAAAAAAATGATAAAGCCTGAAGTAACATTGACTAATACTCCAACTTACAATACTAATGTTACTATCAATGAAGCAACAGATGGAGCAAAAGTTGAAAAAATGATAGAAACTGGTATTAGAAATGCTGATAAACAAAATATAGAAAAATTAAAAGCACAATTAGGAGTAGTTAACTATGGGTTTGGATACTAGGAGGGATAAATGAGTTTATTTAAACAAGCTATAAGTATGGCACTTAGTTTATTAGGTGGAACGTATAGTCAAAGTTATATACAAGATATTCCATTAGAAGTTATATCAGATAAATCAAGAAGTATACCTATGTCCTTACCTACAAAAAGAGTTGAAAATGGTTTTAATATAAGTGATTCTGTGAGAAAAGAACCTATGATTATAAATATCACTGTAGTAGATAATAGCAGTGATTATATGTTAAATAGGGATAAATTAATGAAGTTGCAAGAGCTAGGCGAAGAGGTACAGTTTGTTTTTTCTACCCGTGATACTTATGAACATATGATAATAGAGAACATAGAAGAAGTTGAAACAGATAAACAAAAGTTTGGGTTTACATACTTTATAACTCTAAGACAGATACAAGTTGGAGCGATTAAAGAAAGTGATGTAAAAACAGATAATAAAAAGGCTAAAACTTCTGGAGGCAAGAAAAAGCGTACAACTGCTAAAGTTAGTAAGCCTACAAGTGCAGAAAAAAGCAAAGTTAGCAAGGTAACAAGTGGAAGTAATGCAAATAGTAGCAACTCAACAAAGCCAAGAGAAAAGACAGCTTTAAAGCAAGTATTCGGAGGATAAAATGAAAGCTTTAGAAATAGACGTAACTGATATAGAAGAAAGAGGAATAATAGCTGAATTACCTAATAATTTAACTTTAGAGCTAATTTATAATACTTATGATAGTTTTATATACCTATCTATTTTAAATGCTTTAAATGAGCGTATAACAGGTTATAACAAGCTAGTACCTAACATTGATTATCTTAGTCTTGTAAGAAATGAAGAAAACTTACAATTAAGATGTATAAAAATTAATGAATTTGCTGAGGAAAAAGATAAAATTACTCCAGAAAATTTAAACAAAGACTATAAATTCTTTTTAATAGGTGATGATGATGAAATTATGGAAACAAGTTAGATTGATAACTATTGGAGATATAGTATTTGATTATGATGAGTTAGATGTGGAATTTGAAGTTAAATGTACTGATGATAATAAAAGTGATTTAGCAACAATTAAATTATATAACTTATCTAATACGACATTACAGAAGCTAAAACTTAATCAGGACGTTTCTATAGACGCAGGTTATAGAGATATTCACGGTGTTATATTTAATGGAATTGTAGAAAGTATTAGCACAAGTAGAGATGAAAACGATTTTATAACTACTATTGAAGCAACACCAAATAACAGAGCGTATGCTAATACTATCATAAATAGGCAATTTAAAGCTGGGATAAAAGCAAGTGAAGTAATAAAGCAAATAGGGACAATGTGTAATTTTACTATGGATATAAAAGAACTAGGCAAAGATACAGTATATCCAAATGGGAAGGTCTTTAGTGGTAGATTGTCTAATGTTATCCCAATTCTTGCAAGAGATACAGGGACTATATGCAGATTTACAAATACAACTATTGAATTTAAGTTACCTAACAAGGCATATTCTAGTGTATTACATCTAGGAGGAGAACAAGGGCTTATTAGGATAGATAAAAAAATGGATAAGGCTGATATTAAAGAAAAAGAGAAGCCTAAAGCTAAGGAGCAAAAAAAAGAACACAAAGTTAATAAGAAAGTTAGTAAATCTAAAAAAGATAATTCTAAAGCAACATCTAACAAGCCTAAATTTGATATAGAATGTTTACTAATACCATTGATTAAAATAGGTCAATTGTTAGAAATAGAAAGTACTTTATTTAAAGGACAAGTTATAGTTAAAGAGTGTAATTTTGTTGCTAGTGGACTTGAAAGCTTTACAGTGTCAGCTAGTGTGGAGGTTGTGTAATGATAGAAGTTATAAAAAATATGATAGATGATAGTTTAAATGAATTACATACAAGTTTAGCTTGTAAAATTACATCTATTAATCATAGTGCTGGAACTTGCACGGTTCAACCTCTTGCAAAAAGAGAACTATGCCAACAAATGATTAATTATCCTCCACTTATAGATGTTAGATTAGATTTTCTTAAATTTGGCGGTTGGAGTTTTCAAATACCTAGACAAGTTGGCGATGTAGTATGGGTTGGCTTTAGTGAAACAGCATTATCTGATGAAACAAGCCTTGAAAGATTTAGCTTGAACGAGCCTTATATCATAGGAAGCTGTGAAAGTGGATTTGAAGCTAATTCAGATGACATAATTCTACAAGGTGCAGGAACTAGAATAGAAATAAATGGCAATGGAGATATAACTATACTTGCTGGAAGTAATGAAACTACAATTACAAGCAATGTTACATTAAATGGAAACTTGACTATAAATGGGAATACTACTCAAAAAGGTAGTATTACAGCAACGGGAGATATTATAGGTAAAGGAATTAGTTTAAATAATCATACTCATAACTATAATCCTGGGCCTAGTCCTGAAACTTCTACAAGTAAAGCTAATTAGGAGGGATAAATGACAAGTCCAAAATTAGATCGTGATTGTGAGTTAGTTTTTAATGATAATGGAGTTTGTGAGTTAGTCAGTAATGCAGATGACTTAGTACAAGCAATTAGAATTGAGTTAGAGCAGAACAAAGGACAATTTGCATTAAATACAGCTTGGGGAACTCCATATTTAAATGAAACTAATACTGGCATTTTACAACTTAAAGATAATCAAAATAGGATAATTCAAGAAGTTAGCAAAGTAATTAACAAATATGACGGAGTACAAAAGATAGAAAGTATTGAATTTATCGATAAAGAATTAGTTATAAACATCAAAATTAATGGGGAGGTGTACACAATATGATAACAGATAAGGGCTTTATAGTACCAACTATAGATGAAATTTATACTAGAAAGCTAAATGATTTTAAAGCAGTAAAGCCTGATTTAAGAGAAACGGACAGCAACATTATAATCGCTTGGTTAAGGTTCGATAGTGCTGAAGAGTATGATAGCTATTTACAAGCTTTAACAGCATTTAATGAACTATCTGTGTATACAGCAACAGGCTCTAATTTAAATGCTATAACTAGCCATTTAGGTATGACTTGGGAAAAAGAAAAAAAAGCAGTTGGTAAAATTACAGTTACTGCTGAAATAGGAACACAGATACCTCAAGCTTGGGGAGTTGAAACTAAATCAGGGGTTCAATTTGTAACTCTAAATACATCTACCATTACTACTACAGCAAGAGAGACAGAAATTGAAGTAATGGCTTTAGAAGGTGGAACAGATGGAAATGTAAGTTCAGGAGCAATAACAGAACAAACAGAGATTTTAACTGGTGTTATATCTATTAACAATAAGTTAAATACTCTAGGTGGAAAAGACTTAGAAACAGACACAGAGTTAAGAGAAAGATATCTAAAAAGACTAGATAGAAAAAGTTCATTTACAACTGAGGGTATTAAAAATTATATCTTACATAATACAAATGTTAAGAAGTGTCAAGTTATAGAGAATGACACTGATACATTTGATAGTGATGGCAGATTAGCACATAGTTATGAATGTATTTGCTACGGAGATACAAATGAAAATATCTTAAAAGCTTTATATGAGTATAAGATTGCAGGGATTAGAACAGTTGGAGCAATTACAAAGAATTTCGATGAAATATCTGTAGGTTTTACTAGACCCACAGAAAAAACTGTATTCTTGAAAGTTGAAATTCAAGGTATTAAGGAAGTTTGGAGAGATGAATTCAAAAAAACTATAAAAGATATTTACTTAAAATATATAGATGAAGTTGAGCCAAACAGCACTATCTATTTATATAAGCTGATAGGTGAAATATACAAAAATACAAGTGGAATTAAAACTTTAAAAATTAAACTAGGCGATGTTAAGTACAGTGAAAGAGAGCAGGATTATAAACTTTCAAATAAAGAGGTTGCAGTGGCGAATGCTGATGATATAACTATCGAGGTGAATTTATGATACTAAGTAGAGTACCTCATATTTACCACGATACAATTTATTCAAAAAAGATGTTTGAAATAGCAGAAACTAAGCATTTAAGAATAAGAAATATCTATAATCTAATTTCTAATTTCAACGATATAGATAAATCAGAAGGCTATTTATTAGACGTTCTAGGCAGTAACTTTAAAATTTTAAGGAATGGGCTTAATGATGTAGAGTACAGAAAACTATTGAAGTTTGAAATAGCATTATTACAATTTTTAGGAAGTCCACAGGAAATAATTAGGATCTTATCTGAGTATTTTAAACTAAATCAAACAGAGTTTAGAATTATAGAGCTATCTGGAAAAATACTTATTTCTATACCTGAAAAATTAGAAAAACAACAAGTATTTAACTTAGTTAAAAAAATAAAAGGTGCAGGTGTAGGCTTGGAAGTTATCAATGGTATTTATGTAGAGGATTACCTAATATCTGAACTGCATGAAATGACACTTGAAGAGATTGAAAAAATCACACTAGCAAGAGATGAGTATTATATTGAAATGTACAGTTTATCAGAATTAGAAGAAATGAACTTAGAA